TGTTTTTTCAAATATTCCACTTTCAATTAGCCTTGTTACTACTCGCTTCATCATAATTGGTGGTACAGACATTCCAACAATGTAGGACACATCTTTGTTGTTAAAATCATAATCTTGTGGGAATGTACCACCGTTTATGAAATCATTGTTTGAGCAATGCGTTTTCTCTGTATATCTCCACATACAATTATGACCTGCAACAATGGTTGGCATTATATCATTGTCTTTGCATAAAACGTGAGTAAACCACCCCTTTTTCCCATATACTCTTTGATGTGCGTTTTCAAGATTTGAGTCTGTTTCAGTAGCGGCATTTAACAATATAAGTGCTTTATCTGTTGGGTTTTTCCCAACGCCTTGTTTTATTTCTCTAAAGGAAATAGGCTCATAATTAAACCCCATATCAATTTTATCAAGGTCAAAATCAAGTCTTGTTGCTATAAAGAAAACTCTATGCCTTTTTTGTGGCACACCCATATTCTCACCCTTTAACAACCAATGCTTTACTTGATAACCTATTGAGTGAAATTGAGTATATATCTTTTGAACATATTGCCAAGCATTACCAAGCATAAGACCTTCAACATTTTCCATAATTACAACCTTTGGTCTTAACTTTGCAACGGTGTCTATTGCAACAAATGCTAAATCGTCAAGGGTTTGTTCGGCTTGTCCTTCGGCGAACTTCTTTTTCTTACCCCAACTTTCTTCTCTATCACCAGCAATGCTAAATGTAGTGCAAGGTGGACTTGTGTCAAATATATCAAGATTATACAATTCTTTTGGTAAATTTTCAAGTTTATTAAACTCTCTAATATCCATTAAGTAGTTATACTTTGGATTATGGTTTTTGACGTAAACATCGTTCATTCTCTTGTCAATTTCAACACAACCTAACACTTCGCAACCAGCAAGTTTGTAACCCATAGTAGAGCCACCCCCACAAGCGAAAGTAGAGAATACCTTTAAGCCATTTTTAGGTGGATAATCGTTAGCCATAGTCCATTTCCAATCGGTTGCCTTAATTGGCTTATAATCTTCTGCATTGTCTAAAAAATCAAATAGTGATAATTCTTGCATTATTTACTCCTTTCTAAACAAAAAGCACTTTCCCATCGGTAGTGGCAGTACCTTTGAGAAAATGCCTAATGCTCGTTTGATTAAGTTGGTTTATTGACCGAGAAGTCTGCCACACAACTCAATCAAATCATTAAGTATATTTATTATAATATATTGTGATTTAATTGTCAAGCATTATTCGTCAAAATCTTCATTTGCGTGTAAATTTTCAATCATTCTATTTATAAGTGTATTATGAATACGACTTACAATTATGGTTAAGCCTAGATGGGATAGTAGAACGATAAAACCTACCTTATACAATACGTCAAGCAACTCGTAACTTTCGGTAATTCCAAACACCAATGCCATAATAACGCCACAAATGAGTATTGGTATTTCTAGTAGTTCTAATATTATTCTTAATATAACCAAAGGTTTATAATTTACCATACAAGAACCCCCATAAGAACTACAAGTGCGATAAATATCAAACTTGCGATTAGCACGAATATGTTTGTCTTTGTGCAATATGGCTTAAACCATTTCTTTAGCGTGTCAATTTTGTCTTTCATACTAACTCCTTTTTATCTTGTGATTTGGTTTCTATGCCATTAAATGCTCCAAAGGTGCTTGCGATATTTTTCCAATATGCCATTTCGTCTTTTTGAATTGCATTGATACATTCCACGCAATTTCTTAATTCATTTATATCAATGTTTTCGTTTTGCAATTTTTTGTCAATGATTTCTAATACTTTTACTTTTAATTCGTTTGCTTTGTTGTTAATGTTTTCCATAGTTGTTTTCTCCTTAAAATATACTTAATTGTTTTGGCTCGTTTTCTTCTATCCATTCTTGCATTTGTTTTAGGCTATCGGCTTGAAATATGTTATTACACAATATTTGCTCCAACATCATTAAACAAAATTGATTTGCATTAGGATACTTTGTTTTATACATATCTTTTAATCGTTGCCTACTTTCTAAAATATTGTCTAATTGAATATCTATTGCGACTATGCTTGCAAGTGCTTTTAGTCCGTCTTTTTCGTCCTTACAATAGTTTAACTTTCTTCCGTATATCTCAACAAGGAAGTTACCATTTCCACAGGTCGGCTCTAAAAAAGTGCTTTCTATGTTTTCCCAAACATCTTGTGGAATAAGGTCGCACATTGCTTTGACTTCTCGTTCATTGGTAAATACCTCGGCAAAGTCTTTTACTCGTTTCTTACTTTTGATTTGATTACCCATTATTTACTATCCAATATGTCTTTAGTTTGGTTCGTAATAAGCTTTATTAAATCTTGAGCAGTATAACGATTTGTTTCGGATATATTATCGCTCTTTTCGTATTTTTTGAGCGCAGTTAATAATACTTTTGCATCTCGCTTTGTCAGGTGAGCTTTCAATAATGCTATTGCCATTGTTATTTTCTCCTACTTATAGTTTTAATTTCTCTTTTACTTTTTTGCAGTAAATATCTAATATCTCTTGCAGTAGTTCATTGCTTTCTTTAATTTGCTCTTGCGTATGGTCGCCCACTTTAGGTCTACCATAGTTCTTCACTTCTATAATTCTTTGACTATGTATATTATATCTATAATTGTCTATTTTGTGTATAGATAGTGCTATCTTTCGCAAGTCTTTTTCTACACACTCAAAGCCATATTGTGATATATCTCTCAATTTAGCAAAGTCCAAGAACTCTCTCTTACGCAATATAGCCAACTCTTTTTGAAGTTCGTCTATCTTGTGAAGTATCTCTTGCTCTTTTTCGGTATAAGGTGTGTTTCCCATTTTACTCGCTCTCCTTGTAATCGCACTCACTTGGCTCTTTTCGGTCTTTCTCAACACAATGTTCGCCACAATACTCGCAATCTTCATTGGTACATTCGCTTTCCCAATAGCCGTTTTCTTTATACCACTTGCAATATTTACATTTACTCATTTCTTGTTTCTCCTTTTGCATATTTTTGCATATTTTTGCATATCTATAACTTAACTCCATACTTATTTTTTGCTATTTCTCTTGCTCTACTTTCTACCTTTGCAAGTTCGTAGCCCTTTCTAAATGTTTCGTTGTGAATAAGGTCTATCAAATCATTTACAAAATCTTTAACTGCTTGATTGTGGGCTTCTTTGAGTTGTTTTTCTAATGCCAATTCTCTATCCAAACAGCCTTTAATTTGTGGCTCAATTATCTTATAAGCATAATATTTTTGTGCATCGTATCGGTCTAATACCACCGAGCCTTTGGGTGTCTTTCGGTAATCTAAAAAGTTTAATTGCAGGGCTATGTCTTTACAATCTTCCCAATCTAATCCGTGTCCTGATTCATATATGGCTTCTGTCAATAATAGTATTTCAGTTTGTTTTTCTTTATCGTTCATAATATCACTCTCCATCGATTAACTTTTTGGCTTGAACTAATATTCTCACAGTATCTTCGTCTATAACGTATCCATTACAAGAATATTCAATTTCGTTGTCGCATCTATTTCTTCTTAACGTGAATCCGTACGTTATAGCAAAGTATTCAAGTGCTTTTTCTAGTATTTGTTTTTGTTTTTTGATTTTGTTTATTTTAGTGTTTATTTTAGTGCGGAATTTTGCCATTTCGGTATAGTCATCGGCTATTTCGAGTAACTTCTTGTTGCTAATAATTTTTGAGCCTTTGTCTAATATTCGGCAATTTGCGTTGTAAAGTGCCGTTGCTTGTTTGATACACTTGCAATCTTCTCCGTTGCAGTTATGGGCTTTGCTTTCGCATAGAATGGCAGCCATTTTTTCTATTTGGTCTGGTTTATCGTTCATTGTTGTTCTCCTTATTCTCTATACCAATCGTATATTTCAATAGTTGGACTTTTAACTTCTTTTCCATTTACAAAAAAATATCCGTTGAAGTCTATTATCAGTTTGCTACCAACTTCTTTTTGCAATTTTTTCAAATCATCAATACAAGATATTGAAACAAACCACCTTACTTCGTCATCTACAATCTCACGAAAAGCACTATCACAAGGTCTTGAATAATCCCATTGACTTGTTCTTTCTATATAAAATTTCATAACCATCTATTCCCCCTTTAACTCTCTCAATTTCGCTTCGGCTTCGGGTTTGGTTAGGGATACTTCGTCTATGGTAAATATATATCTGTTTTTAACGACATTGGGATTTGTTCTTGAACGAATATATGGGTGGTCTACATATATGCGATGATAATATCCTTTTGTGTTTACGATATATTCTATTGCACTAACCACTCCTTTAACTACTTTTTTAATATACATATCCCACGTCCCAGCAATATACACGGTATCCCCAACCTTACAAGGTAGGTCAATTAGAGTTTTGTTTTCAATCTTATCTTCCAACTCGGCAAGGCGTTCTATTGCGTTCCATATTGACTTATTGTCATTTGTAGATGTATCTTTTATTGCAATACCGTTACCACTTCTTTCGGTTAATCGCTTATAATCACTCATTTTCGTTCTCCTTAATCTTCTATCCAATTTTTTTTAATTCCATAAACTCTTTGTCTTGTTATGCCGTATTCTTTGGCTATATCTACAAGTCTGCGCCCCTTCTTTAACTCTTGTATAATCTCTTGCGTTTGCTTCTTTGGTGGCTTGTAATTATGCTTTGGCTTGCTTCTTTTATCTGTATATTTTGATATTGAAGATTGTATCGTTGAAAGAGCATAGTTTGTAATTTCTGCAATTTCGTATGGGTTAGTGATTCCCATCTCATATAATTCTAATATTGCTCTTTCTGTCTTACAAGGTGGTCTTATATTTGTCTTTCTCATATTTCACCTACCTATTTGCCCATAAGCCAATACAAAAATGCGCTACCTAGTGCGTTTCCAATATTGCTTTTTTTACTTCTTTTTTTGCGTGCCATAGTAATTTCCCCCTTAATCTAAATTGCTGATATGTATTACTACAAACTCATTTACTCGTCCATTTTCGCCTTGTGAATTTATATAATCTCTTGATTGTAGTTTGCCAAACAATCTTATTTTCTCGCCCATTTTAAATTTTACTCTTGTAAATGCAATGCAATGAATGTATGATGATTTGCCGTTGCTTTCATTGTATGCTACTTTGAATTCGGTAATCGTCTTTCCAAAAGGCGTTTTTCTTGATTGCTTAACATCGCAAACATAACAATCAATAGTGCCAATATTTATGTTGTTTGGCTCGCTCGTTTCTTGTAGGTCGTATGATTTGATAAATGTTTTTATTCTTATCTTACTCTTTTCTTTATCAAAGTAATTTTCTGCAAGCATTTCTGCATTTTTAGTTTCATAGTTTTTGCCTACAATTAAATTTGCGTTAGTTCTTAATATGAGCATATCTTCTACTCCACTTCTTCTTTTACAAGCAACAGAATAGTCGGTGTCATTTATTCTTTGTAATACTTTGAATCTTGCGGTATATTCGTTCATAATCTCTCCTTGTGGTGTTGACAACATTATAGCAAAATCGCTACGCCGTTGTCAATACCATTTTTAAAATTTTTA